CAGTTACTCAGGCACTATCTACAAGTGATGATTTTGATAATGCAATTAGGTCTATTCAACAAATTGTTGCTGATTCGCAAAGTGCCAGAGAAGAAAGACAGGCTGCTGCAGAGCAAAGAAAAGAAGAACTTGCAAAAGCAAGATTAGAAAATTTTACACCACTTTATGAAAGAATAGATGCTGCAAGAGTAAATGTTGAATTAATACGAGCAAGGCTTTTAGAAAGCGAAGGTGAAGGAAATTCTTCATCAAAGACAGTAGCAAAGACTATTACATCTCAAGGATTTGAAGGAGAGTGTGCTTACAGAAAATATGTTATTAGATATTCTGATGGAAGCGTTGATAGTAGACCTGCTCCCGAAGACTGTGGCGATGGACTTGGCACAAGCACAATAGACAATCCTGTTTCAACTTCCACGCCTCCACCTGCTCCAACGCCACCAAAACCAATAGTGCTCCCACCACCTCCACCACCTCCACCAAAAACAGCACCAATAGATACAATTCTTTTTGACGAAGAGGCTGTTCCAATAGAAATCATGTCCGATATGATCTTTGAAGATATCGGAGGACATGAAATAATAAACATTGCTCGCAATGATACTATTAATGGACAGACTGTTACATACCAGCCAATAAAAAATCTATCATCAATTCAACAACAGTATAATCCAAATAATGTTCTTGCTTTACAAAATACATCAGATAAATACTTTCAAAATTTTTCTATTAAACTAGATACAAAATTACCAGAGGAGGGCTCTGGACCAGATGCAGCCTATATTTATATAGAAAATGCAACTGGAGATTTAATAATAGAACTTATTAATCTTGAGCCTGATGAGCAGATAGAGGTAGAAATTAGCCTTAGTGGTACAATATATGAAGCGGAGTTCAATGAATCATGATAACTAATACTGGTAAGAATATTATTGGCAAATACCTGCTTGGTCAGGCACCTGCCTATGCCTCTTATATAGCCGTAGGATGCGGTCCACAGCCCCTAGAAGCTGCTGACCCATATGGTGACTACTCCACAAAAGAAAACCTTGATTTTGAGATGTTTCGTGTGCCCATTTCTTCCAGGGGATTTGTAACAGAAAATAATGTAACTAAACTAGTACTCACAGCAGAACTACCAACAGAAGAAAGATATGAAATATCAGAGATTGGTATTTTTTCTGCTGGAACAAATCCGTCTGCTGGGGCATCTGATAGCAAGACAATATTTGCTTTCACGCAAGGTGAAAATTGGCAATATTATTCTGCTACATCTACAGTTGCAATAGACACTGAAACATCGCAGTTAGACTCTGCAGATGATAATGTTATTGATGTAGCCGATCCAGTATTTCAAACAAATGCAGACAATCCTACATTTTTTAAAACTGGTAGAACAGAAATATTTGAAAGATGTAGATTTTTTAATAATACGATATTAATGAAGGGTAATTCCTCAACCTTAAATGCATCCTCAACTTCTGGTTTTGCAATTGTGGCTGGATCAAACTACATAGGATTAACTGGAGTTGGAACTGCTGTTGATTTTACAAGAAACTCTCCAGTAGACGAATTAAGACTTGCTTTTTCTGTAGTTAACAGAGATGGAGATTCGGGTGTATCTCCAGACAGAGTTAAAATTTTAATTGAGTTTTCTGCGCCAGGAAGTCAGTTTGCAAGGTTTACAGTGGATGCAATAGATGGGGCAGCGGGTTTTAATTTTGATGAAAATAGATATTATGTGGTATCACAAGAACTTCAAGAACTAGCAAAGACTAATGGCTTTACTTGGGATGCTGTTAACATTATCAGAATTTATTCATCAGTTCTTGTTAGTGGTTCAGTTTCTTCAAATTATTATGTTGCTTTAGACGCCCTTAGACTAGAAAATACCTCAAGCAATAATCCTTTATATGGTATGACTGGTTATACCGTTGTAAAAAATACAGATGGAGAAACAATAATTAAACCACCTAACACTAGCAATTATGTTGAATTTAGATTTTCTATCGGAGTAACATAGTGGCTAACAAGGTATTAAGAATTCCAAAAAATGATTTGCCTCCAGTAGAATCAGACAATGTTTATTCTGTTAGATTTAGAGTGGTATCTGAAGATAAAAACAGAACTTCTCATTGGTCTCCTGTTTTTGTTATAGAGTCAACAACCCCTGTTGCCGTTAATGGAGAGGTCGTTGTTAGTGGACCAATTATTATTGCAGCCTGGGAAGATGAAGAAGATAGGCCACAATATGATGTGTTTGTCAAGTTTGATTCTGATCCGTATATATATCATGGAACTACCCCAATTCACACATATACATTTTTAAATGAGGCGTCTTCAACTGTTAGAGTAAAAATTCAAATAGTTGGATCTGCCAAAACAAGCAATGCAACCTTAACAATATGGGAATCAGCAATAACTTCCGTATAGTTAGAGGCTAACTGGTATAATTAAATGAAGGAGAAAAATGGCTAAAGTACCGCTTCCAGAACGAGGACAACCTCTTGATGTAACTTATATATATCAATTGGCTGAAACAATTAATGATATTGCTACACAGGTTTCATCTGCAACATATAACTATACTACTATTGATACTGTAAGCGCTGGAAAGCAAAGCGTAAAAACTTCAGAAGCAAGAGTAATTGGTGGTTTCGTAGAGGTTGCAAATAATTCCACAGTAAGCGCTGGTAACGAAAAAACATTTGCATATGACTTTCCATCAGATTTTAAGTATGCTCCGATTGCAACAGCAACAGCAGTAAACATAGGAAACACGCCTGCTGGTCAAAACGTAACTGTAATATTAAAATCTATAACGACTTCTAGGGTTGAGGGCGTTGTGAGGTTTGGCGCTTCTGGAGACCTTTCTTTAAATATAAATATTATTGTTGTCGGTATTCCAAACTAAGGGGTAGTTTTGATTCTTCGTTGCAAAAAATGCAATGGCAGATTATTTGTTGACAGACAGTACTCTAGCCAGATACACTTAGAGGTGTATTGTCTGTTGTGTGGCAGTAGAAAATTTTATCATCCACCTTCAGATAGCAAGGAGGGTTTATGGCTTATGTCCCAAGAACAGTTGAGAGCAAAGGCTATAATAACAAGCCTGTAATTCCTGGAAACAAAACTATTTGGTTTCTTAATGGAGATCTTGTAAGGCTTTATCATAGTTCTAGGTCTACTGGCATGGTAACTGTTTATAACATTACAAAAGATAGATTAGAAACATGTCTAAGATCTGATTTTAGAAGAAACAGAGAAAAGGCATACACTGTATCAGAAACTGCTCAACTTGTCAATAGGCATCGTAAATATTTTCCAAGATTAGTAAAGAAGGGTGCAATACCTCCTCCTATGGGTGCACAGATTAATGGAACAAGAGGTTGGCAGATTAGAGCATACTATTCAGAGTCGCAAGTAAAAGAGATACGTGATATACTTGCTAGTTATCATTTAGGCAGACCTAGAAAAGATAAATTAATTACAAATGGAATTACGCCAACAAAGCAAGAGTTGACACGCAGAATTGGTAATGGTATACTGACATATACGAAAACAGAAGACGGTAGGTTTATACCTACATGGTCAGAAAAAATCTAGTCCTTGGGAGGGGCAGTGGAAAAAGAGAGCACAAAAGTATCAGTAACACTTGGCTACACACTTAATCTTGGTAATTTTCAATCGTTAAGAGTAGACATTGGTGTTGTAGACAGCGTTCGCAATGAAGAAGATATAGACCAAGCAACAAATCGTGTTTATGATTTTGTTGAAAGCAAGGTTATTGAAAAGGTCAATGAAGCAAAGGCAGAACTGGTAACAGAGTAATATGGCTGAACGCAAAGACCGCATGGCTTTGCTCAGTCGGTATAACAAACTGCATTTGCAAAGATACGAAACGAAGTCTAATCTCAATCTAAACGTTGAGCAATGGGCTGCCGATGCTCTAGTTGAATCATATGGTATTTCACAGTGTTATGATTTGTTATCTTATTACTTTGAAATATCAAAAAATCCTTCATGGAATTCTTTTGCATACAACACAAAACAATTACTTGATGGTAAAATGGCTATAGAGAAAGATAAAAAAGAACGAGAAGAGCGTAGGAAAAAAGCGAGGGAGTGGTTAAATGATTGATACAGAATCCAGACTAATCTCCGCAGTGCTAAAAGACAAACAGATACACGTTCTTTTACAGGCTAACGTAGATAACATTATGCGTACACATAATGATGTGTGGCAATTTATACGTAGATATGCAGAAGTAAATGGTTCGGTTCCACCAACATCCCTGGTAGTAGAAAAGTTTAGAGACTTCCAGCCAGAAGATGGAGTAGGATCTACAAAGCATCATCTTGAAGAGTTGCAAGTAGAATATCTTAATGAAAGCGTAAAAGACATTCTTCGCTCTGCAGCATCGGAGGTTCAGAGCGGTAATGGAACAGCAGCCCTAAATAATCTTATAACAAAAACAGCAGAACTAAAAAAGAATACGTCGAATATCCGTGATATTGATGCAACAGATATTGATTCTGCTATTGCATATTTTGAAAATGTTCGTAGAGAACAAGAGTTAGGCAAGATAGGTATTTCTACTGGGCTGCCAGGATTTGACAACTATCTCCCATCAGGAATCATGCCAGGACAATTAGGTATCTTTCTTGCCTACCCAGGAATTGGTAAGTCTTGGTTGTCTTTGTATTTTGCAGTTCAGGCATGGAAGCAGGGTAAAACTCCACTTATCATAAGTCTTGAAATGTCAGAAGTAGAAGTTCGTAATCGTGTGTATACAATAATGGGAGAGGGATTGTGGTCACATAGAAAACTAAGTAATGGTAATGCAGAAACAGAAATGTTAAAAAAATGGCACAAAGATAAAGTTGATGGCAAGTGTCCTTTTCATATCATCTCAAGCGATAATGGTGGAGAGATTACCCCATCTGTAATTCGTGGAAAGATTGATCAATATAAACCAGATTTTGTTATAGTTGATTATCTACAACTTATGAGTCCAAACCAGAAGTCTGATAATGAGACGGTACGCATGAAGAACCTGTCTCGTGAACTCAAACTAATGTCTATTGGTGAAGAGGTGCCTATCATTGCTATTTCATCTGCTACACCTGATGATGTTACTAATTTAAATACCGTTCCAACTTTGGGTCAAACAGCATGGTCAAGGCAGATAGCATATGATGCTGACTGGGTTTTGGCATTGGGAAGAGCAGCAAACAGTGATGTTATTGAATGTGCATTTAGAAAAAACCGTAACGGCTTTATGGGAGACTTTTTAATTCAGGTTGATTTTGACAAAGGTTACTACAAGTATAAGGATTTTGAGAATAATGCATAGTGAAGTTTACACAGAAGATCAGGTAGAGAGAGTCTTAGAGGGCATTGGCATAGAAATATCCTCTCAGACTGAAAGCAACTTTATGATATTTTGTCCGTTTCATAATAACAACAGAACTCCAGCAGGAACTATCTCTAAAGAAAAAGGGCTGTTCTTTTGCTTTGGATGTCAGACCAGCAAGACTCTTATAGAGTTTGTGATGGCTGTATCGGGCAGAACATATTTTGAATCGGCTAGGTATATCAAACAAAAAGATAAAGAGTTAGATATAGAAAAGGTTGTAAATAAAAAACTTTATGTTGCTCCCGAGTTTGTGCAGTTTGACGAGGTATTAATTAAAAGACTAAACAATCAAGCACTAGAATCTCCAAGGGCAATGAATTACTTTCATGGTCGTAGAATAACAGATGAATCTGTTGCTAAGTTTTCTTTGGGGTATTCTGAAAAACAGGACTATGTAACAATACCAGTTCAATCACCAGACGGTATGACTATTGGTTTTGTTGGTAGATCTATTGAGGGTAAGGAATTTAAAAATACACCAGGACTTCAAAAGTCAAAGATTTTATTTAATCTTCACAGAGTTAGGTCGTCTAGATTTGTTTATGTTGTTGAGTCATCTTTTGACGCAATCAGATTGGACCAAGTAGGTTTCCCTGCGGTTGCTACCCTAGGGGCTAATGTTTCATCAGTTCAGATGAAACTATTAGAAAAGTACTTCAGTGATGTTGTGCTTGTAGCAGACAATGATGAGGCTGGTTCCATAATGGTAGATCGTATCTTAGGAAAGATAGGTTCTAAGGTTTCAGTTGTAAACATTGATCAAAAATATAAAGATATTGGCGAAATGAGCGATGAGGAAATTAAAAAACTAGAATATAAGTTTGACAACTCAATAGTCGCTATGCTAAAATAGAAGAAACAAGGAGAAATAATGACAATAGTAAAAGGTCTAAAAAATATCAATGCATTAGTTGATAAGCCAAAATATGAAGGTACAGGAAGTAAGGTTCGCTGGCTAAAATTAGCAGACGGACAATCAGTAAAAATTCGTTTCATTGAAGAGTTGGATGAAGACTCTGCAAATTACAGCGACAGCCGTGGTCTTGCTCTAGTTGTAAAAGAACACACAAATCCAAAAGACTACAAGCGCCGTGCTCTTGACACAATGGAAACAGAGGGTCGTGACTGGGCAGAAGAAATGCATCGCAAGGATCCAAAGGCTGGCTGGAGAGCACGTCTTCGTTTCTATTGCAACGTTCTAGTTGATGATGGACTAGAAGCGCCATATGTTGCTATTTGGGCAATGGGTGTAAGCAAGCAATCATCATTTAATACTATTCGTGAGTATGCTCTTGAAACAGGAAGCATCTCTAATATTGTTTGGAAGTTAAAGCGTAACGGGCAGGGTACTGAAACAAGTTACACATTAATTCCAGGTGGTCCAGATAAAGAACCATTTGATTGGTCTAAGGCAGAGCCATTCCCATTGGAAAAGGCTCTTAACAAAATTCCTTATGCTGAGCAAGAGGCATATTATTTAGGGTTTGATACTCCAGGCAGTTCGTCAACAAACGTTGACTGGTAGTAGATGAATTACGCACCCTTACATCTTCATACTCACTTTTCTTTATTTGACGGAATAGGTACTCCAGAAGAGTATATCAACCGTGCAGTAAGTTTGAGTATGCCAGCAGTTGCAATTACAGATCACGGAACTCTTTCTGGTCATCGTGAGTTTTATCGTATTGCAAAAGAAAAGGGTGTTAAGCCGATCCTTGGTCTAGAAGGATATATGTGTGCAGACATCTCTGATAGAAGAGATAAGTCTGAAAGAGAAGGTCAACAAGATCTTGTTTATAATCACATTATCCTTTTAGCCAAGAATCAAAAGGGCCTAGAAAATTTAAATAAGATAAGCGAATTGGCTTGGACAGATGGATTCTTTAAGAAGCCCAGGTTTGATTTTAATATTTTAGAAAAGCACAAAGAGGGAATTATTGTTTCTTCCGCCTGCCCAAGCAGCGTTTTGGTTAAGGCCCTAGAAGAAAATGAATTTGCAATAGCAAAAAAATACATTGCTTGGTTTAAGAATGCTTTCGGTGCAGACTATTACATTGAAGTCATGCCACACAATAAACCAGAAATAAATAAATACCTTATAGATTTAGCAGATGAGTTTGATATCAAAGTTATTGTTACTCCAGACTGCCACCACGTTGACGAGTCTCAAAGAGAAATACAAGAGTTTAAGTTATTAATGAACACACATGCCAAAGTTGCCAAAGATGTATCATATGAAAAAGCAAAGAAGGCATCTTCTATGATGGACAGGCTAGATGCCCTATATGGCAAAGATCGTGAAATGACATTTAAGAACTTTAATATTCACCTTCTTTCATATGAAGAGATAAAGGCTGATATGAAAAAGCAGGGTATTGATAGAGAAGACATATATTCAAATACCTTGTTACTTGCAGAAACAGTAGAAGATTATAATATTAAAGATGGTTTAGATCTTCTTCCAGCACAATACAAAAGCCCTGACCAAGAACTATCTAACTTGGCATTTGCAGGACTTGAAGAAAAGAAGCTGACATCTAATTGGCTTGGTAATGATATCTATGAGCAAAGACTAGATGAAGAACTTCATATTATTAGAGAAAAAAAGTTTGCTCCATACTTTCTCGTTGTTCAAAATATGATTGACTGGGCTAAGAAAGAAGAGATTCTTGTGGGTCCAGGGAGAGGTTCTTCTGCTGGTTCTTTGGTTTGTTACCTTTTGGGTATAACAGAAATTGATCCGATAGAGCATGACCTGCTGTTCTTCAGATTCATCAATCCTGAGCGCAATGACTTTCCTGATATTGACACAGATATTCAAGACTCTCGTCGTGAAGATGTAAAAGATTATCTAGTTAGACAATATCGCCATGTAGCATCTATTGCAACCTTCTTATCGTTTAAAGATAAGGGTGTTGTTCGTGATGTTGCGAGAGTATTGAATATACCGCTAACAGACGTAAATAAAGTTCTAAAGACCATTGATACATGGGATGAGTATTGTAGATCAAAAACAACTTTATGGTTTAGAGATAAGTATCCAGAAGTTGAGGTTTATGGAGAACAGTTGCGTGGAAGAATTAGAGGAACTGGAATTCATGCTGCTGGTGTTGTAACTAGCAAAGAGCCAATATTTAGACATGCACCTATGGAGACAAGATCTTCAACTGGTTCTAATGAAAGAATTCCTGTTGTTGGAATTGACATGGAAGAAGCAGAAAAGATTGGTTTAATTAAAATTGATGCTCTTGGGCTAAAGACTTTGAGCGTGATGAAGGACTGTATTGACATTATCAAGGAGCGAGAGGGAACAACAGTAGATCTTTTGCAGATTAAGATGGACGATGCAAAGGTGTATGAAATGCTCTCTGATGGATATACCAAGGGAGTTTTCCAGTGTGAAGCAGCACCTTACACAAATCTTCTTGTAAAGATGCGTGTAAAGAACTTTTCAGAACTTGCTGCTTCTAATGCTTTGGTTCGTCCAGGCGCCATGAATACTATTGGCAAAGACTATATTGCTCGTAAGCACGGAAGACAAAATATTGATTATCTTCATCAGATATTAAAGCCCTTGACTGAGGAAACATATGGATGCATTTTATATCAAGAACAAGTTATGCAGGCTTGCGTAGAACTTGGCGGTATGACAATGGCAGAAGCAGACAAGGTTCGTAAAATTATTGGTAAGAAAAAGGATGCGAGGGAATTTGATGAGTTTAAAGACAGGTTTATCAAAGGGGCTTCTAAGTATATTACTCCTAATGCTGCTTTGGATCTTTGGCAAGACTTTGAAGCACATGCGGGATACTCGTTTAACAAATCACATGCCGTTGCTTACAGTACTCTCTCGTATTGGACGGCGTGGCTCAAATACTACTACCCACTAGAATTTATGTTTGCTCTTCTTAAAAATGAGAAGGATAAGGATACGAGAACAGAGTATCTTATTGAGGCAAAGCGCATGGGGATCACAATCAAACTACCACACGTAAACGAATCAGATGTTGATTTTAAAATTGAAGGTAAAGGAATTAGATTTGGACTATCTGCAATCAAGTGGATATCTGGAACTATTGCTGAAAGATACATTGCAGCAAGGCCGTTTACGTCCTATGAACATGTAGAAAAGTTTACATTTACAAAAGGTAATGGAGTAAACAGTAGGGCTTTACAGGCAATGAATTGTATTGGAGCACTTACTTTTACGGACAATTCAGTAGATCAGGCAAAAGTAAAAGAAAATCTTTATGAGTATCTTAACCTGCCAGAGTTTAATGTTCAGATACCACAACATTACTATGCATATATAAATGATGTTGATGAGTATGAAGAAAAGGGTGCTTTTATATTGATGGGCATGGTAAAATCAATTAAGAGAGCAAAGGGTTGGTCAAGAATAGAATTGTTAGACAAAACGGGAAGTGTTGGGATATTTGATGAAGAAAATACCACTATTGAGGCTGGTCGTACTTATCTTGTTCTTGCAAATGATAATAGGGTTGTTTCTGCAATTCCTGTTGATGAAGTATCTACTTCTAAAGATCCACTAATTAAGTTTTTAAATTACAAGATGTTGCCATATAAAGAGGGCGAACACTATGTTGTATCTTTTAAGCCTAGAGTAACTAAGGCTGGTAAGAAAATGGCATCACTAACAGTTGCCGATGCTGGCAGAGAGTTACATGCAATTACTGTATTTCCTACCGCTTTTGCAAAAGCATACATGCATGTTCAAGCAGGAAATGTTTATAAGTTTGAGTTTAAAGAAACCAAAGAAGGAACTAGAATAATGGAGGATGTAGTAAATGTTTGATGAGTTAGCAGAAGAGATACACAAAAATGCGGTAACCAAAGGGTTTTGGGACAAGACTGTAGACCCTATCTTTGTGGCAAAGCAGATGATGATGATTGTTTCAGAAGTGTCTGAGGCGATGGAGGCTCTTCGTAAAGATATGGATCCTGACCAGATATCAGATGAGTTTGCAGATATTATTATTCGTACCCTTGATTTATACGCGGGTATAGCAGAAGCAGGGTATGTAAAGAAATCACTTGATTATGCAATTAAAGAAAAGATGGAAAGAAATACACATAGACCAAAGAAGCATGGGGTAAGATTTTAATGACATTAACAATAGATCAGGTACTATCACAACTAAATCCTAAACTAAGGAAAAGCATTCTTGTTGGAGATGAAATACCAAAAACAGAATACGCTGCAACCCCTAGTTATGGATTAAACAAAGCATTGAATGGTGGTTTGCCATATGGCAGACAGGTGCTAATTTGGGGTAGCAAGTCTAGCGCTAAGTCCTCTTTGTGTTTACAGATGATTGCTATGGCGCAAAAAGAGGGAAAGGTCTGTGCATGGATTGATGCAGAAATGTCATACGATAAGGTATGGTCAGAAAAATTAGGAGTAGACACCTCTAAGTTAATAGTTTCACAAGCAAGAACGATTAATGAAATGGTAGATGTTGGAGTAAATTTAATGGAGGCTGGAGTTGACATTATTGTTGTTGACTCGGTAACATCTTTGTTGCCAGCCATATACTTTGAAAAAGATTCTGATGAATTAAAACAATTAGAAAACACAAAGCAAATTGGTGCAGAATCAAGAGACTTTAGTAATGCTTGGAAAATGATTAACTATGCAAACAACAAGGTAAAGCCAACATTGTTTGTTTTAATTAGTCAGTCTCGTAATAATATTAATGCAATGTACACAAGCCAGCAGCCAACTGGAGGTCAGGCTACAAAATTCTATTCGTCTACAATTATTAAGTTGTTTTCGTCTGAATCAGACAATCAAGCCATAAAAGGAAAAATACATGTCGGAGATAAAATTATTGAAGAAAAGATTGGTCGCAAGATTAGGTGGGATTTACAATTTTCTAAGACTTCACCCTCTTTTCAAAATGGAGAGTATGATTTCTATTTTAGGGGTGACAATGTTGGCATTGACTTTATTGGTGATCTTGTTGACACTGCTGAATTGGCTGGACACATAAACAGAACTGGGGCCTGGTATCAACTAGATGATGGTACAAAGGTGCAGGGTCGTGATGGACTTATTGCTAGAGTAAAAGAAGATTTAGAACTACAAGAGATTTTGAAAAATAAACTAAACAATGTCTAGTAAATTTACGGTATATGAAGGGAAGTTTCCATGCAGAACTTGCAAGCAAGAGGTGCTAAGCATAAGAATATATCTAGAAACTGGAATTGGGACATGGATGTGCAAAGAGAAACACCTTTCAGAAGCCCAAGTTTATCAAGTAGGATACAAGAACAAGAAGGCTTATGAGCGAAAAGAACGAAAGTAAAAGAATAGGTGCTAAACAGCACAAAAATTCTGGTCGTAATAACCAGAAAGGCGATGCTACGTGGAGAAATTTTGTTATTGACTTTAAAGAGTCGGCAAAGTCTTTTACCATAAATCAAGACATATGGGCTAAAGCAGTAACCGATTCAATAAAGGCTGGCACAGATAAGTCTCCTGCAATAGTCATAGTTTTGGGCGAGGGAAATAAAAAAACCAGACTAGCCCTAATAGAGTTTGAATTACTAGATCAATTAACTTGGGAGGTTAAAAATGGAACCAACTAAACCTACTATACAACAGGTTGATGGTTTGTCAGAAATAGCAGATTTTATGCAAGATGAAGAACTTACTGCTGCTCTTGTATTTATAGCAAAGGTCATACTTAAACCAGATATACCTTTGAATGTGGCTACTGTTGAGATAGTTAGACTTCAGGCAATTGCAGCAAAAATGTCATTTAAGGCTACTTGGATGGCTAATGTTGACAAAAGTGATAGAGGTAAGAAAAATATTTACTATACCGCTGCAGAAGCGATCAACAACTTGGTATCTGCGCTAAAGTATACGATACGCTAACTGATATAATAGAATAAAGGATAATATGAGTAAAAACTTACTGCAGCAAATTATGATAAAGACAGAAGAAAAAAAGAAAAGGCCAGAGAGTTCTTTTAAACTTGATGGTCTTGTAGAAAAAATTAAGGCTGGTTATACAAATAAACTAGTTCCTAAAGAGCAGACCAAGTACTCTTTTGCTCCATCTACCATTGCTTATAGCCATGGAGAGTGTCCAAGATATTGGTATCTTGCTTTTTCTGGTGCAACATTTGAAGATAACTCTGATGCTTTTGGTGTGGCAAATAGAACTAACGGAAGTAAGAGCCACGATAGAATTCAACAAGCCTTAATGGATTCTGGAATTGCAAAGATATTTAAAAAGGTAGATAAAGAAACACAAAAAGAAAAAGACACAACCGAGTTTGAGATTAGAAATGAGAACCCTCCTATCTTTGGATATGGTGATGGAATCATACAATGGAACGATAAAGAAGTTGTAATAGAAATAAAGACAGTTCCAAACGAAGGGTTTGAATACAGGAAGAACAGTGGCAAAGGCAAAAAGGCTCACATCATTCAGATACTTATCTATATGAAGATTCTTGGTCATAAGCATGGAATTCTTATTTATGAAAATAAAAATAATCACGAACTACTTCCAATATTAATAGAGGTAGATGATTACTATCGTGACTATATTAATAATGCTTTTGATTGGATGAAAACTGTGAGGGCAAGTTGGATGAAAAATGAACTTCCAACTAAGAATTACAGGGCTAACTCAAAGATATGTAAAACCTGTCCAATTAAAAATACTTGTGATGCTGCTGGTGTGGGTGTGGTGAAGATTGCTTCACTGGAGGATCTGCGTGAAACCATGTGAGTTTTGTAACAAAAAGTTTGCTCCAAAGGTAACCTATCAGATATATTGCAGCGAAGAATGTAGAACTAACGCTACAAAAGAAAAAATTGCTGAAAGATATCAGATTTCTCGTAGACAAAAAAGAATAGGTAAAAAAAGAATTTGTCTAGGTGGTTGCGGAACAAAACTTTCAATTTACAACGACTCAGGATTTTGCTCTAATTGCAACATTCATCAAAAGGCAGTTGAGAAAATGATAAAACAACTAAAAGGATTTATTGATTATGAACAAGACAATTAGCCAACCGCCAGTTATATGTGCTATTGATGCCAGTACTAATAGTCTTGCATTTGCTTTTTATTCATACAAAACCCTAACACAGTATGGAAAAATAAATTTTGAAGGAGATAACATTTATCAAAAAGTTCTTGATGCTTGTGCAAAAGTAAAACCATTTTTTGAGCATTTTAATAAAACAAATGCAATAGTTATTGAGCATACTGTTTTTATGAATAGTCCAAAAACTGCAGCAGATCTTGCTCTTGTTCAAGGGGCAATCATTGGCGCTGCAGGTCTTGCAGGAATTTCTATAATTGGTAGAGTATCTCCAATAACTTGGCAAAGTTATTTGGGTAATAAGAAACTAACTAAAGAAGAACAGCTTAAAATAAGATCCTTAAATCCAGGCAAGTCTGATTCTTGGTATAAATCTTATGAGAGAGATTTTAGAAAACGCAGAACTATAAAGTTGTTAGAGGTAGCATACGATAAACAAATAGATGATTATGACGTAGCAGATGCTGCTGGAATAGGTCATTGGTCTATAAATAACTGGGAAAAGGCTGTGAAATTTGACAAGGACTAGTTATGAGTGGTAAACTGTATACAAGCCAAGTTTGGCTAAAGAAAAGATATCATATGGACAAAAAAAGCCCAGAAGATATTGCTAAAGAGTGCGGGGTAAGCGTAGAGACTATTTATGTATACCTTGCTAAATTTGGACTAAGGAAATCAAAACGATGAGTGAAGATAAGTTTAGAATAGTAGTAGATCAAGTAAATCATCCTGTCCACTATACATCAGATCCTAGTGGTGTAGAGGCTATACAAATAACAAGACACAGAAATTTTAACATAGGCAATGCCTTTAAATATCTTTGGAGAGCAGGGCTTAAAAATGAAGAAACTCATATTGAAGATCTAAAGAAGGCAATCTTCTACATTCAAGATGAGATTAACAGACTAGAAGGCAAATATGACCAGCACAGAGATTGAATTAGTAAAGCATCTTGATGAAATAAACAAGGTGGTTGAAGAATATTTAAAAGGAAACGATCCAACAAGAATATCAAAGACTCTTGACCTACCAAGAACAAGAGTTGTAGCCCATCTTAATGAATGGCGAGTCATGGCCTCTGCCAATGATGCTATTCGTGCTCGTGCAAAAGAGGCTTTAGTTGGAGCAGACGCACACTATACTAAACTAATTAATAAAGCATATGAAGTTATAGAAGATTCTACTACTACGGCAAATCTAAATGCCAAGACCGCTGCAATTAAACTAGTCATGGATATTGAGTCAAAAAGAATTGACATGTTGCAAAAGGCTGGGCTATTAGAAAATAAAGAACTTGCAGAAGAGATGGTTCAAATTGAGAAACGTCAAGAGGTTTTGATTGGAATTCTGCGTGATATTGCTTCCGAGCATCCAGAGATTAGAGATATTGTTATGTCAAGATTATCTGAGATTGCTAGAGAGGGAGAGGTAATAACAATTGTCCACGATGTTCAATGATTTTTTTGAGATTCTTAAAGAAAATCAATTTGAAGAAAATCCAGTAGACGTAAAAACATTTGTTGAGTCTCCTGATTTTTTAGGACAGCCACCGCTATCTCCAATTCAATATGACATTGTTGAGGCAATGAGCCAGATATACAAAAAACCAGAACTAGAAACACTTCTTGGTTCTACAGAAGGAGCAAAACAATATGACAAATACACCAAAAATGAAATCATCTTACAACTGGGCAAGGGTAGTGGTAAAGACCATGCTTCTACCGTGGCTTGTGCTTACGTTGTTTATAAGTTACTATGTCTTAAAGATCCTGCCAGATATTTCGGAAAGCCACCAGGAGATGCCATAGACATTATAAATGTTGCTATAAATGCACAACAGGCTAAAAACGTTTTCTTTAAAGGATTTAAAACAAAGATTGAAAAGTCTCCATGGTTTGCTGGTAAGTATGAATCAAAAGTAGACTCAATTGGCTTTAACAAATCTATTACAGTTTATTCTGGTCACTCAGAAAGAGAATCTCACGAAGGTCTAAACCTAATTATGGCAATTCTTGATGAGATTTCTGGCTTTGCTACAGAAACTGCAAGTGGAAATGATCAGGGTAAGACTGGTGACAATATATATAAAGCGTTTCGTGGCTCCGTAGATTCTCGTTTTCCAGATCTTGGTAAGGTTGTTCTTCTTTCATTCCCCCGTTTTCAAGGAGATTTTATTTCAAAGCGGTATGAAGAAGTAATAATGGAAAAAGAAACAGTAGAACGTAGACACACCTTTATTATTAATGAAGAACTGCCAGAGGGGCCAGATAATGAGTTTGAAATTACATGGGAAGAAGACCATATCTTGTCTTATAAGTATCCCAAGATGTTTGCACTCAAAAGGCCGACATGGGAAGTAAATCCAACAAGAAAAATTAATGATTTTAAGATTGCATTTTTAACAGACTTGGGAGATGCGATGATGAGGTTTGCTTGCATTCCGACATTTGCATCTGATTCATTTTTTAAACAGAAAGAAAAGTTAGAAAAATGTATGACTCTAAGAAACCCAGTAGATAATTTTAGAAGGTTTGATTTGTCTTTTAAACCAGATCCTGATAAAATTTACTATGTACATGCTGACTTGGCTCAGAAACACGATAAGTGTGCTGTTGCTATAGCGCATGTAGATAAATGGGTAAACGTACAGGTTATAAAAGATTACGATCAGGTAGCACCTATTGTAATCGTAGATGCCGTAGCATGGTGGGAGCCAAAGGTAGAAGGACCTGTAAATTTATCAGAAGTAAAACAGTGGATAATGAATCTTCGTAGGGAGGGTTTTAACATAGGCATGGTTACATTTGACCGATGGCAGTCCTTTGATATTCAACAGGAACTAAAAGCGGTTGGAATGAGAACTGATACTGTCTCTGTTGCCAAAAAACACTATGAGGATTTAGCCATGATGATCTATGAAGAAAGAATTGCAATGCCTATGATTCCTTTGCTTCTTGATGAGATGAGTGAACTTAAAATTATGAGAAATAATAGAGTTGACCACCCTCGCAAAAAATCTAAGGACTTAGCAGATGCCGTCTGTGGGGCGGTATTTGGGGCAATCTCGCATACAAGTAAGGATTCTAATCATGAGATTGAGATTCATACTTGGTCTTCTGCCAGCCGACTTGCACAAAAGCAGAGAGCTATGGTAGAATTGGAAACTAGGGAAGTCCCTGACGATGTCAGAGATTTCTTGACAGAATATAAATTAATTTAATGGATAATACAACAAGGAGAAAAATGAATTCATTTAAGAAAATTGCTCTAGCCGTGGTTGCAGCCATGACTTTGGGCACTCTCGTAGCAACACCTGCAAGTGCTGCTGTAATGACAGTCGCTGTATCGCTTGACGGAACTGCTAATAGCACTAACTCCGCTATCGCTACACCTGCTGCATTGCCAGTACCTGCTGATAATACAGTTGATGCTGCAGATGCACTACGCTTTATTGCAACAGTTGACACAGGAACAGCAGTTTCTGCTGTCTGCACAAACTGCACAATTGTGTCTGCACTACACACAACTGCTGCACCAGTAACATCAGCATCGGGATCTTCAAGCCTGACTATTGCAACTGGTACAGGAACAACTGCAACGTTTTATGTATATACTAAAACGACAGCAATTGGAACCGTGGTTGTTACAAACCAGGGAACTACATTAACATATTATGTACAGGGAACTGCTGGAAAGATTAATACCCTTTCTGTAAGTGCTCCTGCTACTGGCGCTGCTGGAACAAAGCAAGATGTTATCGTAACTGCAACAGATACATTTGGAAACAAGGTATCTGCAAAGTCAATTACTGCAACAGTATTTGCTGCAACCGCAGTATTAGACACAGCAACAGCAACAACTGGTTCAGCGCTATCAGATTTTGGAACAGCAACCTTTAAGGTTACTCTACCAACAACTGGAACACGCTCACTAGTAATGTTTGCTCCAACAACCGCTGGAGATGCAACAACTGCAGATGTAGTCGGATTGCCAGCACGAGCACTTGCTCCGTTTGCAGAGATTACAGTTCGTGATCTAGTATCAGAACTTGCTGCTGAAAAGGCTGCAAAGGATGCAGCGCTTGCTGCTAAGGCAGTTTCAGATGCTGCAGTTGTAAAGGCTGCTGCTGATGCAGTTGCTGCTATGGCAGTTTCAGATGCTGCTCTTGCAGCAGAGAAGACTGCTTCTGCAACTGCACTTGCTGCAGAGAAGGCTGCTTCTGCTAAGGCACTTGCTGATGCAAAGGCTGCTTCAGATGCAGTTGTACTTGCTAAGGATGCAACCATCGCTAAGTTAACAGCAGATAATGCTGATGCACTTAAGTCAATTAAGGATGCTTTCAATGCACTTGCAAAGAAGTGGAATGTAAAGAATCCAAAGGCTAAGGTTACTTTAATCAAGTAATTAGTCCAACAACTAGGGGAGCCATTAATTTGGCTCCCTTTTTTGTTATATTATTATGTCTAACTGAATAATTTGATATAATAGGCAAGAGGAGTTCTTATCACTTGAATAAACTTTTGCGTATATCTACCGTTATTTTACTTACTTTTGGATGGCTTCTAATAGCTCCTACAGAAGCTAATTCAGACGATCCACTAACGGTTGCAGCCCAACAAATTGAAGAACTTAACGATAGTGTAGATGATCTTGGATACAAGAATGAATTTTTATCCCTAATTGAAGAAGCAGAAGATAAGTATGCCCTTGCCGTATCTGCAAAAGAAACCCAGACCCAAACCTCTGCCACATACGACACATCACTTGTATTAAAAGCCACGGCAGGAGAAGAAAAAGCATCAGCCCAAACAGCCGTAGATGGACAAACAGCAGTAGTTGCAACTGCCCTAACTAATAAAA